TTTAACAGGCCACATCCATGCTCTTGTAAGTTCTCCTGTTACTACAGGTTGAAACACAAAGTTACCTGAGTGAGTCGAAGGATCACCAAAGAAGATTTTAAGATCACCGTCTTCTGTTTTAGTAGTGAAGTTTAATTCTTCAGAGTTTGCTTGTGCCTGCATTTTCAAACGCATGATACCTGCAACTGTTGGTTCAAATTCTACGTCCCAGTTAGCACCTTTGAAAGTAACGTTTCTTACTTTTTCTTCAATGATTGCTTGTGACATCAAACGATAGTCGTTAACAAAGTCTCCTTGTTTAGTTGCAAAGTGAATTGCACTAGGTACTTCGTTACCATCTTTGTTTGCTTTAGTCATATCGATTGCTGAACTATCATCATTGTAGACATCAAAGCCTAAAATAGTTTTTAGTTTAGTCAGATTCGGCATACCAAACGTTCCGACAAAATCTGCAACTGGCGTTTTAGTTTTGCCTGTTACAATTACAGATTTATCTTCTGCGATTGCATGAATCTCAGTCTCTGTATCAGTTCCCACGATCTTTACTAGATCAATGATGCCTAGACTATGCGTGTAACCGATGATGTCTAATAAGTTATCTTTCATTTATACTCCTCGTATTGTATTTAGGTAGATATACTGTGTATTATATCTGGGTTTATTGTGTAAAGCAAATGTTTTGGACATATGATTTACCCGAAACTAAACAACTCATCAAACGTTGAATTAGTGTCTGTGTTTGCTCGTAAGTCCCATTTAAGAACTCCTAGCAAGTTACTGATCTTTTCATCTACCAGTGTAGACTCCATCAGATTGTCATCGAACGGAAGTTCTTTAAACCATTCAGGAAGTCTAAGTTGATCAGTCGGATATGCGATACTTGTATAACCTAACGCATTAGATTTTAGTTTGCATACTACAACTTTAAAGCCATCCATGATTTCCATTGAATAATTGTCATCGTGTATTCTTTTAAGAGTATTCCAATTCATTGCCGCTCTGACATGACCCGGCATGTTTGCTCGACCTGTCTTAGATTTTTGTTCTAATTGTGTATAAGAAGTTAATTTGTTTACAGACTTAGGAGAACCTTTTGTCCATGAATCCTTTTCACCTAATATATGTTTAAACTCTTTAATCTTTTCGATAATTTCATCACGTTGTTTACCGGCGAGTGTCATTTCTAATACTTCCATTAAAAAGTCTTGTACATATGCAGGAGTATCTGCTCTCTTTAAGTCTAAGCCCATTGCTTTAACTTTCATTGCACCATCTTTATCAGTACGTTTGTTTTCTGCATCGTAGATATTAATTGCATATCTTTTCTTAGTGATAAACAATCCTCTGTCACCACAGACTTCTCTACCACCTTTGATTATCTCACCTTTCTTACGTGGACAATGAAATGCTTTCTCCATAAAGCCCGGAAACGATTCGTTACATTGATCAGACATGCTTTCATACAAATCGATAAACGTTTGCTTCTTGTCTTCTAATGACATGTCTGCGGGAAGTTCATCTTTCAACATAGGCCATGCAGAGAAATAACATGAGTCAGTATCACCGTAAATCATTGAGTCACCTGCGTGATCATATTTACCAGTCATTATTTCATTAACAAATGCTGACATATGTTTAGTGATAGAACGCCCTGTGAGTGTAGTACTCTGTCCTATACGTTTATCATAGAATCGACAATGTTCGTTCAAAAGTGCACCATATGCAGAGTTAAGTAAAATTTTACGAACTAACTGACGTTTATCCCAGTAGTCTATGTCTGTTTTTGTAGTAGACTCTCTAAGTTTTTTCTGCATTACTTTACGATCAGAATACCATTTAGATAACAGTCCAGGAATCACACCCTCTTGATCTGATCTAAAAATTGTACCATTCGCACTAAGGATATAAGGATTACTAGAATCGTAAATCATCTTCCATGCTTGTGCGGCACTCATTTCTTCTTCTCTGCCGTCTTCATAATCAATCGTTAGCATTGTGCCACGTTCCTGATTTTGAATAGCAGTATATTCTAGTGAACTAAACAGACCCTCCCATAACACGGGACCTTCTACTGGAAGATCGCCATCTTTGTATCTAGGCTTTTTCTTTGCAAGTTCAATACCTTTTTCTTTCATATATTGATTAGTAAGAGTTTGTCTAACTTGACCTACGATAGTCTCTGGAGCCATGTTTAATGCACGAATAGTCGAGGGATATAGTGAGTTAATATCAATAGAGCCTATCCATTCATGTAATCCTTTCTTAGGACTCATAACGTAAGCACCAGCCGCTTGACCTTCACTGATTGTATTAATGTTTTGTCTTATTTTATTGGGTACGACTACTCCACGTTCATGTGCTTCGTTCATTACAGCCATTTCAATCATCGCAACTGAGCCCATAACAGTTGGAAGCAATACAGTATTTTCATGTGCTAGTTGATTAGCAAGTTCTAAAAACTGCAATTTATCATCTAGTTTTTTGAGTAGCATTGTATCCTGTCTATTGTACTCAATGAATTTTTTAAAGTCTTTGTTATATAATTGATCTAACGAACCTTCATATTCTGTCTTTTTCTCTCCAACTTCCATTTCGCCAATCGCATCTAGTTTATAACTATGACGAGATTCATAATTGTATTTCTTATATAGTTGTAGATAGTCTAAGTGAATACGACCGACTAAATCAAATGTTTCTTCTTCTTTGCCAAATCGTTCATACTTTCTTTTCTTAGGATATTGACCTAATAGACAAAATCTACGAGTGTCATCTTTACTCATAACTTTTGTTACACGATTGACCATATATGGAATATCATATCCTTCTGAGTTCCAGCCTGACAACACATCTGCATCTTCGATTAAAGAAAAGAATGCATCAAACAATTCTTTCTCTGTTCTAAACAGCATAGTATCAGGGAACTCTGCGATTGCTTCTTGTGCAGTCTCATATGTCATATGCTTAGGGGGAACTGCTAGACAGACTAATTGATCAAGCCAGTCTAAGTACAAACTTACAGCAGTAACAGGATTAAAAGGATCACTTGGAGGAGAGAATCCTTTTGCAGGATCAAAGTCTACCTCAATATCAAAGAAACACGTATGCAGTTTAGGGGCATCAACCTTCAGATAGTTTTCACTAAGACATCTAAAGACGATCGGAATGTCTGATTCAAATAGACGTTTCTTACCGTGGATGCGTTTCTCTTTCTCCCACTCTGCTTGTTTACGTGATGAAAACTTTTTGACAGGTGTGCCATATAGTGATCGATATTTACCTTTATTATCTTCATAGTATAAGACATAGTTCGTAGGATATTCTTTAAATACCCTTTCACCTTCAGGATTGCGTTCTACGACATGTATTCGTTCCGAAGTCTTGTCATGTATTGCATCGATATAACTCATAGTGCTATTGTACTATAAAGTTGTTCGGATTGCAACTGATGAGTCTTAATTCCTGGGTGTTCTTTGTCCAAAGCATAATCCTTAAAGTTTAAATTGATATGATCGATAAAGTTTTGCATATCGATCAATTCAGGTTTTGTTTCTTGTGCTATTTCTGGCACATTGAGAAACGAATAATTTTTTATATTTTTAGAGTTTAATATCATTTCTGCATGTTGTATGGCTAACCAATTATTCCAAAACTTCTGTTCTTCACTTGTCTCACCTAACATAACTTTATTGATTTCTATTCTATGTTGAAGTTCCTTAGACTCTGAAGTTATTTGAAAACCTGCATCAACTTTATCGGTCATTAGGTAATTTTCATATCTATCAAAATACGAATATCCTATTATAACTAAGTCATCCTGTTTAAAATCTGTTCGTAAAATATCTAGTAAAATTTGATAATTACCCGAACCACAAGCAGATAAATTTAAACATTCATAATTTAACTTTTCTGCTAATAGATTTGGCCAAGCAAACTTACTAGGTGTATCACCAGGACGTCCATTTCCTATATAACAATCAGGTAAACTGTGGCCGTATGTAAATGAACATCCAAACGTGACAAGTCTTGGCATTAAAGAGTTCTACCGACAGTCTCCAAAATATCGTTTAGTTGCTCATGGTCAGCATTCGTATCAGTTAGTTTGCTTTTGTATGCAATTCTGATTGCTTTCTTAAGAATAGAAGGTTTGATTTCAAGTTCTTCTGCGATTGCTTTTACAGTATCAGTTAGTCCACCGTTAAGTGTCTCAACTTCTTGCATTACTGCCATGCCTTCATTAACAAGTTGCTTCATTTTATTAACTTGCTCTGGATTAAAGTATTTTGCTGCCATTATTATCTCCTATGATTGAATGTAAATCTATGCGTATAGTATACAGGTTATTCTGTACACTGTCAAGGGTGCATTTACCCGTTTCTATCATCTTCATTTTGAGTGATGATTTGTTCTAGTAGAGTGAGTGGCGCTCCCTCTAGTTTAGAATAATATAGTAATGCTTTAGTATCTTTAGGAAAACAGTGTCCACCAAAACCGAACTGACCGTCTGGTCCAGGTACTTGCATATGACTGTCACCTACTCTTGGGTCACGTTTTAACATATCTGTGAACTGCTCCCATGTAGTTTCTGCATTGCTTGATTGGTGCAAATGAAATAATTCATTAAAAAATGATACTTTCGTTGCTAACCAACTGTTGATTGTATATTTGATTAGACTTGCTGATGTTAAGTCTGTTTTAAATGTGGGTACGATTTTAACTTTACTGTGATTAATATATGCTTGTTCTACTTCGATACAGTCTTGTAACTCTCCACCTAGTATTTGCATGTTGGGATTAATAAAGTCCTGTAAACTGTTTGCTTCAGTTAAAAACTCAGGGTTATATACTAGTCGTAATCCTGCGAAACGTTGCTTAAACTGCGTTAGATGATGCGGAGTGATCGTTGATTTTACTACTACGACATTATTATAATCAGTAAAACCAATTTGAAGTAGGACTTCACGTGCTATGTGAGTATCTACATCTAAATGTGAGTCTTGCTGTGGTGTGGGCACACATACAAAAATCATGTCCGGATTCCATTCTACTAAGTCTTTAATTGTATGTGAATTGATTGCAGGATCAACAATAAACTGTTCGGTATCTGTACTAAATCCATTGCTGACCGCGGAGCCAACAAAACCTTTACCGATTATTCCTAACTTCATACTTCGCCTTTAATTTTTGCTACGAGATATTCTTGTTCGTAATTTGGATCACCATGATATACAGGTGCCTTTGCAATTGCTTGATCTACTCTCATTTTGATTTCCCAAAGTTTCTTTTTCATGTCCGAACCCGTGTAACCACAGTTTCTTTCATTCAACATTTCATACTCTAGTTCCCAAATGATATATAGTGCTTTTTCTACTTCAGGTAATATCATGTTTCTATTATAATATTTAATGCGATTTAAGTCAAGCAAAACATTTCCCAAAGTCATTTTTAGATAAATAATAGTATGAGAGCCTATCAATTTATCACAGAAAATCCGCTTAAAGACTTGGAAAACAGACTTCCGAAAATTAAGAGTGATCAATATAACGTAGACGAAAAAGGTAAAATTTATCGTAACGCCAAACAGGCTGCCAAACAAGCACACAAGGCAAGAGAACAATTAACAGCATCTGATCAAATGTTTAATGATGACCTGAACATTGAAGATGAAGTAACAAAAGCCGCTCATTGGATGGGAGATGTTTTAAAAGTTGAAAACATGCCCAAAGTCAAGTTAAGTTATGACACACAAGAGGCACAAGACGGGCATCATACAGGTAGACACGAACTCGGTTCTGATGAGATTTGGGTCTATGGAAATAGAAACTTAGTTGATATTCTTAGAACAGTATTCCATGAACTAGTTCATATTCGACAAGGAGAAAAGGATTTGATTACACCTAACTCAAGTTACCCAGGGTCTCCTATAGAATCAGAAGCAGATGAAATTGCTGGTAAGTATATCAAAATATACGGTGAGCAAAATCATCACATTTTTCAATAAACTACGAAACAAATTTATAAAACATCCGCACTCTTTAGGTGAAACATATCTGGAACATCTAATTCATGCATTATATTACGGAATAAGTATGATACTAACGGGAGTTGCAGTCATTATACATGCATTCTTTCCGTTTATGTTTACATCTACGGGAAGTGACCTTGCAAAAGAAATATGCAAAGATGTTGATACGAGG